TGGTAGTCTCTTAATTGCATGCTTTCGCCTCCCGCGGTGGAACCTGCGTAACTCCGGTGTAACGTTCTGTTCCACCCAAAATTGTATGTTTTTGTTTTGAAGTCTCCGTATTAGCAACGAAAACTCTAAAAATGTTTGTCAAAAAGTTCTTCGATTTTTGAAGGTGGAACAGTGGAACATATTTGCGCGCTTTCTATAAAGGCGGAATGTACATACATCTCATACGCACCTCCTTCCTATCTTATATATGCTTGTGTTTTGTGTTCCACCTGTTCCACCGTTCCACCGTTTTTTGATGGATGAACTTTTAAACTGTGAAACATGCGGTTTATTCCAGAAATCTGCTGTATTAAAAACAAATCAAAGCAGCTTCCAGGTGGAACACAAACCGTGCAAGGTGGAACGTGTTCCACCTTCAAAGCGGAAGCTCATCGCAGTCATCTTCCTCTCCCTGCTTCAACTGCAAAGCCATCACAACACATTCAACAGGGATCCCGTTGATTTTTTTGGGCTTTGTGTACGCTCGGCCTCTAGTTTCAATCAACTTATTGGACCTCATGTAACTGAGCGTGGCCGCAACCGAAAAGCCGGCGTTCTGCACCGCGTTATTGAACACTCCCCGGATAATGAACGCCTTGCCGGGCTCAATGGCCCCGTAGACCTCGCCTGTCGGCGGAGATTCCCCTCCCATAAACCGGTTGACATTGGAGGACACCCAATCAGAAATCCATTCGTAGGCCCGTCTACCGGCTGATACAGCCTCCCTGGACGCAAGGAATTCTTGGATATCCGAAACGGTCAGCGCAGAATCATCCTTGAATATCCAGGCTGTAGCGCACAGATCTGCTGTAATGATGGCAGCTGCCGCCATGGCCTGTTTTTCGGTGGAATCTCCGGCGCACAGCGCCCGGAAATTTTCCTGGTAAATCTCCCGAATTTTTTGCTGGGTTTCTTCCGACTCATATAGCCTCTCGATGAATAAACGGCCGGCAAAGCCATAATTTTGCTTTAGCGCCCCGGAAATACGGTGGCCATCTGTGATGACTGCCGCACCAGCGGTGCACTCGATATCAATGACACGGTTGACCGCACCAGCACCGGCGGAAATTGTGGTGAGCGGAGATTCCCCGGTCGTGAGAAAACAGCAGTCCCAAGTTGGGGTAATCTCCACGCCACCGGTCCGCTTGCCCCGGGAGCGGCCCACGCCTTGGGCTAGTTGGTACACATCAAAACTGGATTTGCCCCGGCTATCTTTGGTAAGCTGGAGTTCATCCAGGCAGTAGGGTAAGTGGTTCAGGAAAGCCGCTGTCCGCTCCTGCCCAACCTGTGTGCCGTTGAAGGTCTGGGTATAACTGCCAACTGCCGGATTACCCCAAACGGACGCAGCCAGCATGAGAGCTACGGTTTTACCAGTCCCGCTATCCACGCCCCAGAGGTGGACAAAAAACGGCAGAGAGCCCACCACGGACAACAGAGGCGATGCAAAGGAAGCTGCCAGCATAATCCTGGCTGTGACTGACATCTTCCGGCATTCCAGCGCCGTCTGGTACCACACCACTTCTGATCCGTGGGGCTGTACCGACTGATACAGCCCCCGGAAGGAAGCATCTCCGTCAAAAACCAGGCCGTCTACATAGGGGGAGAAGCCCTCACCCTGTATGTAACCTAATCGCCCAATGGATTGACGTTCCGGGATTATGTCATAGTTCAGGTTTTCCATGTCGTTAAGGTAGTCCACCAATATGGACGCGCTCGTGCTTGTGACGGAAATCCCCTGGCTTGCCAGGCCGGTGATAGTTCGTGCCGTAGATATCGTAGATTTATCAACGATGGTGGTATTCCACTTTTTTGCCTTGCCAGACCGTTTGTAGGCCAGCTTCAGCTTTACCTCGCCGGTGTCGATGTTTACCAGTCGTTCCACCGGCATAATGGGATGGGCGCAGGCACATTCCCGACCGCCGTTTGGGGTATCCCGGAAAATGCCATAGTCCAAGGAGTCCCAGGTTCCACAATTCAGTTCGATTTCCTGGCCGTCAAACTCCGTTTGGTTCGGGACCAGGTTTCGGCGCTTGGCGGCAGACTGTGCATCAATGTACTTCCGCAGCATATCCTTGAAGCCACTGAACCTTACCTCCTTTGCCCGTTCCGCCATTTTGAGTGTCTCGGTTTGGAAGATAAAGGGGGAAGCGACGTAGGAATATAACTGCTCATATGGCGCTGGCGTCAAAAAGTCCTCCGCCGTATATTCGTATTTCTTCGGTGGCAAAGCCATGGAAAATCACATCCTTAGAAGGGGAGTTCTGCGTCATCCTCCTCCAGCTCAGCAAAGTTTGCTGTGGGGGCGCTGGAGGATGCGGAATAGTTGGAGGCGGCGGAGTTCTTAGCAAGCGGCTTAAATGCAGGGACCTTGAAATCTCCATCCCGAATGGCGCGGCCAGACCGTTTCTCTGCCACATAAAGGCGCTTTTTTACCTTTCCGTCTCCGGCAAGGTATTCCTCTTCGCCAAGCACGACGCCCACGTACTTTCCGACCAAACTTTGCGGGTCATTCCGAAACACATAGTTCCGATTCGACATCTCCACAGCTGTTTTGAAACCCTTGAAAAAGCGAAGGGCTTTGTCCTTGTAGGAGCAGATCATGGTGATGGGCCAGAAGCCGAATGTGTCGTAGGTCTCCTGATTGGCTCCCTTGAATTCTCCCTCGAAGAAGTCCCATTCAATCCGGAGGTATTCCTTATCTTCTACGTCTTCTACGCGGGTGATCTGGGCGATGTATCCGTCCGGAACCGGGCGGCGTACTTCATCCTGGACATTGTCCCAATTAACATTCTTCATTCTGTTCTCCTTCCAAATTCCAGTATTCTCTAATAGCTGCATCCACCGCCGCCAAGTCGTTGTCAATGACCGGGGCGAACATCTCTATGGGGCTTTTAGCTGTGGTGAAGCCGTCTGATTGCGTTATAAAGTGGTGACCTTCGCTGCTGGCTTCGCAAAGCAGGACAATGGAGAACAGCCCTTCCAAAGTCAGCTTGCTGTCAATCATTTTCCCGCAGGTCTTGGCCCGAATCTTCCCGCTATCATTGGTATCCGTGTGATGCAAGAAGTAAACAATCACGTCTGGCGGGAGCTTGGAGTTGCAGTTGCGGACCAAATTAGAAAAGTTCAAAGCCATCTCCGTAAACTTGGTATAGCCAACTTCCTTGGCGTGATCAAACTCCTCGAACGCCATAAGGTATTGGCTATCATCTATGATGTAAGTTTTTAGGCTTGGCTTCAGCAATGCTTTCTGGATCACACCATAGGTCGCATTGTTCACGATTTTCATGGGTTTCCGGAACGGAAGCGGCTTGCCAGCTACATTGAAAATGCCAACCTTTTCCGGGTCCAAATTTCGCATGCTGGTAGACTTGCCAGATCCGGATTCCCCTAGAATTAAAACAGGGATTCCCATAATCATTCCTCCGTCTGTGCCGCTTGGACGATGCCAGAGCGGACAATTTCCAAGATGATGAGGCACTCTTTATAAGTGACGCTGATATCGCTTTTCAACATGATATCTGTGATTTTAGAGGCAGTTTTCATCATGTTGTTCAGCCGGTATGGTGGGATTTGAGGGTCGCCAGGATAGACAAAAGCTTGCTCTATATCCATAGCTTCACCGAATCCTCAGGCTTTCGCCCCGCTCGCCAAGTTGGGCAAATGGGAGCGAATTGCCTTGCTCTAAGTATTGCCGAATTCGCACAGTGTCCGGATCTCCAGGCTTCCGCCACTCTGCAGGGATTTCAGCACCCGGTGCAAGCTCCACAGGGCAAGCGCCGCCGTTTTTCTGGATAGAGAAGCTGAAGAGCGGAGTCTTAAACTTCCTTCGGCCAGTGGTGCGCATCATGTCCTCCAAGTTGCGTTTTAGGGACTTCACACGATTGGAGATGCTGCGCTTACGCTGGTTCAGCCGGTCGACTTCGGCGGAGATTGCAGTTGCATCGGCGTCCATGCACTGGATCAATTTTGCGTAGGATTCTGCTTTGGTATCCATGTCCGCCTCAATCATGGCAATGGTGTCGAAGATGGCGTCCTCCGGAACATCCGGATCACACAGCATTTCAAACACCTGCTCCCACTCCTGCGACATTTGGTATAAACTCAAGTTTCCCATTGCGTTTTTCCTTTCTTGTGCTATAATCAGCATGTAGTTATTTGCCCTGCGCCGCTCTCGGAAGTACCAGTTCCGGGGGCGGCCTTTTTTGCTGCCGCCACCCCGTTGCGCAACAGCCTTGCAATGGCAGCAGGATCGTTGGCCTCTGCCCACGCCAGCCGCCGGAGGAAGTCTGCCACGGTGTCGTCCCACTGCGCGGCAAGCCCATCGTCCTCGGTAATGGTGGATACCTGGATGATCTTGCAGTTGTGTGGGCCCCAAGGCTTGGACGCATCGATCCGCTTAATCCAGCGATCATCCTGATACCCATGGGCCATTGCCCATTGATAAAATGTATCAAAGTTGCGCCACACCTTTGAGCATGATCCGCGCCGCTGGATGCTGCACCATTTGGCACGCAGGTGGCGGCCGGAATCCATTTCTTTAATTTGCATCAATATCACCTCCTATGCCATTGCATAGATCACGCACGCCACCCCAATAATTGCGGCGGCCACACACCACAGCGCACAAGCCCAAATGGGCGTGTCCTGCCGGTCGGCTTGGAGCGCCTTGATGGCCATCGTCAGGGCAGCCACATCGTCGGCAGCGGTGTTGGCATCCATGTATTCCTGGATGCACAAGCGGCTCCTGAGACGGGCACGGTCTTGGGCCTGGCGGCGCAGGGATTGGAGTTGGCGGATTGCATCAGTTCTGCTCATCATTACCACACCCCCATTGATAAGCCATAGCGCGTGCGATCCCTGGGTAGGTCTTACTTCTCATTCTTGCGCGATCGGGTCCGGGCGGCATTTTCCAGATACGCGGCTCCCTGGCTTCTACGATTTCCGTCGGCATTAGTTTTGAAAGCCCTTTCAGCCATAGGCAAGTGGCCTTCGTTTCTCCGTGTCCAAACTGCCACGGCTGAATGATTTGGTCCGGCTTCCGGAATTTGCTTGACATGACCCCGACAGGATTTTCAATGGCAATTTTATCACAATTCGCGGTTGCGAACTTCATAAAAAAATCAACACTTCTTTGCTGTCGCCCGTCCGCTATTTTCTGCGCGAAGTATCGCGCGCCGCTGGCCGCAAGGTCCGTGCAGGGTGGAAAAGCTATGATCATATCCCACCGCATCTTAAGCATCTCCAAGGCATCCACCTGTAGATGCCACTCAGGGTGTCCGCCTGAGCACGGTTGGATGTCGCAGCTGTAGGCCTCGTGCCCGAGCGAGCGGAACGACTTGCAGACGGTTTGGCTTTCTTCACATGCGACAAGTACTCTCATCGCAGTCACCCCCTTGCAGACACACCTCTACCAGGAGGCTCTCGATATCTAAATCAAGCTTGTGGGTACCATCTCGGCAATCCTCGTAGTATGGGCATTCTCCGCAGTCATCCGAGAGAATCTCGCCGCGGCAGATGCGAATGGCCCTCGCAACGTCTGCCGCCTTGGCCCTGTGATGCTCCAGCCCCTCCAGCACGGCTCTTGCCGCCCGAAGAGCCTCCGCGTCGTGCTGGTATATCTCAGCAACGGCTATCGGATCTCCACAAGATTCTGCATCCTGCGCGGCATGCATTGGCATACCTCTCCAAGCTGCTCAGCCGGCGGATTACATCAAGCATTTCCATCGTTGGTTTGCGCCTCCTCTTTGATCTCCGGATGCACATCCTCCAGCATCAGCAGCCCCACCTGGCTGACTGTTGCCCGCACCTTGTTCAAGTTGCCGAGCCCCGCGCCAATGCGCCAGTCCCGGCGGCGGTCGTCCAACGCAACGCGCTCAATTGGGGTCATGGTCTTCCACCCATTGCGCCAGTAAGTCAAGATGGCATCAAACATGGGGCGATCGTCCTCATGCACCATATCGGCGACTATGCCGAGGATTTGGTCCAGCATTTTGCTGTCCCGTTTCAGCTGTGCGATTGATTTTTTACTCATTTTTATCATCCTCCAATTTAAATTGATAT